GGCCGTCGATGAACGCCATGAGGCGGGCGTGGCGGTTTTCCATCCGCTCGCGCCGTTCCTTGTGAAGCCGATTGAACAACGCCACAATGTCGTTCACGGCCTGAGTTTCGGCGTTGCAATCGGCCATGTGTTCCGCCTCCATCATGGCCCTCGCTTCCATGAGCGAGGCCTTGTCAGCCGTGATCCGGCCTTGAAGGTCGGCAACTCGTGCGCCGGTTTCTTCGATGGCCCGTGCGATTTCAGTGATAGTGCTCATGTGTCAGTCTCCTTTTGCGTAGGGGTTGAAGTCGGCTGGCTCCATTGAAAAGCCGTCCAGCCACTTAGCGGCTCTTGTGAACCCCTCCTCCCAAGCCTTCGCTTGGATTTGGCTGGCGGATAGAACAACGCTGGCGTAAGCCTGCTGAAGCTGTACTACGAGTTCATCGCTTTTACGCAGATCATTCCGCGCCACGGCCAGCTCTTCGCGCAGGCGGGCGAGTTCGTCATCCATGGTCATTCTCCGTCCCTCCAGAAATTCTTGCGCGGTGGTTCGTAGTCCTCGCCGTCAAAGTCCCGCCGATCCCGCCAGTGCGCGGCGGCGAGCGCGATGAGGCCAGCGGCGAAGATGAATGTGCCGATGCAGAGCGCGGCGATGAGGATCGTGGTCATGGCTTGCCTGCCAAACCGCAGTAGCCATGAAGGTGTTCCTTGTCGTATTTGCGGAATACCGGCTCCGGTGGGATGCCCTCGAACGACACGAATAGGCTGTCGGTCGTCCACGTCCACCGCCACGCCATGCACTCGGATGCGAGGCACATGAATGCTGCGGCTTTCTCGGGCGTTCGGCCCCGGTTGGTGTACAACTGCGGGTCAGCAACTAGCCGCACGTTTGGACACCATTTCATCTTCGCTTCTTCTTCGGTCATGTGTCCAGCCTCCGATCATCTTCCGCGTCTTGCCAGCCGCGTTGCCAGTCAAGGTTTTGCCGCAAGTCGAACGGCTTGCCTGCGAGATTGGCGTCCCGGCCCCGGCGACGGTCCCGCCTGTCTTCCAACTTGTAGTCATCAATGAATTGGCTGTCCCATTCTCGTCCGTCGGTCATGTGTCCGTCTCCATCGTGGTTTGCGGTTCGCAGTCCCAAAAAAACACCACTGGGAAGGCGTTTTCATCCCTGGCCCGCATGAAATCCTTGCTGACGTGGCAACGCCGGCCCTTGGCGTCGATGCACACCGCCGGGAGATGTTCTCCCGTCGATCCCTTGCGGCGCGTCAATGCAAGATAGGCAAAATCTACCCATCCGGCGTACGTTTCAAAGCGTCCTTCAATGCGAGGTCGCAGTTCTTGTGTCATGTGTCTGGTCCTGTGCTGTGTTGTGCTGTGATGTGGAGTGTAGTGTCGTGATGTGCCGTGACGTGCAGTGCTGTGGAGTGCTGGTCATTTCGCAAAAAGTCTCAGCGTCTCGGCGACCGGGATTTCCTTTCCGGCTTTCCCGGCGGCGTCCTCCACCAGAGCTATCGCCTTCTTCGTGGTGAATTGCGTCAGTGCGCCGAATACGCCCAGTGTTCCAAGCTGGACGCGGCGGCTTTCCGGCGTCAAGTCCTCTGCGGGTGCGCTGAGTTGCTTTTCAACCGAACGTTTGGCGATCCGGCGAACCCGGCCAATGTCATCGGGACCGCTGGACACAATGTCTGTCGCGGTCATCCGGCGATATCCGACCTTCGACACGTTGTCGAAGTAGATGGCGTCATCGCGCCGGGCCATGCGGATGGCGGATTGCAGATTGTAGCAGTTGCCGGTGACGGGCCGTGAGATGGTGGCGGAAAGATCGGCGTAGGTGACTGTCTCGCCGGGTTTCGTTTCGATCAGCCGTTGATAGATAAGCCGGGTGTCGGCGTGGATTTCAAAGCGGGGTTTGGTGGATGTCATTTGATGGTCCTTGTGATGTGCTGTGGGATGCTGTGACGTGACATGGAGTGCAGTGCCGTGTAGCGAGGTGAAGTGCCGTGCAGTGAGGCGTTGTGCGGTGTCGTGTTGTGCTGTGAAGTGGTGTGTAGTGTAGTGGAATGACGTGTGGTGGAGTGCAGTGGCGTTACTGTTCCGTCCATTCCGTCTTGATGACCTCGAACCGGCCATTCGTTCCGCCGTTCTGCGGGCGATACTGGCCGACGCCGATGAACTTGCCGCTCTCGGCCAAGACGCGCTCAAAGATGTCCTTGGAAATCGTGTCGTCCAGAACGTAGAATTGCAGCCGCCCGCCCCATGTCGGAATGCAGGGAAACGACCGCTTCACGCGCTTGCCGGAGCCGCGAACGCCGTCCGAGTTGGCGTTGATCGTGACCTTCTCCATTTGCTCGCGCGTCCGGCCCAGGCTCATATTGTCGGCGCACAGAACGCCGGAAAGGAAGTGCTTGGTAAACGTGGCCTTGCCCTTGCCCGGCACCTGGATGGACAGGAACTTTGCGGCGCTATCGAGCGCCTGCTTGAAGGCGATGCCGGGGATGTAGGCCACGCCATCCGGGGAGTAGTGCGCCTTCTCGCGCCATGTGCGGTCTTCGTATTCGTCCATGCGCTCTTTCTCCAGTTTCGGCGTGTCGTGCATCCGGGATGCGGAGAAGGGGGTTACGCTCTTGAGGGTGGCGGTGCAGATTTTCATTTGTGGTTCCTTGTGCTGTGTGGTGCGGTGCTGTGACGTGACATGGAGTGCAGTGCCGTGTAGTGCTGTGGTAGTCAGTCTGTCATGTGTCTGGCCCTGTGTTGAATTTCCGTTTCGCCCATCGGTATTTCCGCTTGATCCCGGCCCTTGCTTTCATCTGCCGGTCAGCCTTGGCCATGATGCTCCGCTCCCGTTTTGTTTTCCCAGCGTGGCAATCAATGTGCGCTGGCCTCATGTCGGCCTGTTTGTCCGAGCCACCAAGGCCGCGAGCCTTAGGGTGCTCAACGTGCCATGGCTCGCCTTCAGCAATCCTTCGGTCACAAATATGGCAAACGCCATCATTGTCTCGGAAGATTTCCGCTCGTTGTTTCCCAGTCCATGATGGGCGCGTCACGCCGCCTCCGCCGCCACGTCCGCGCCGATCAACTGCGAAAGAGTGGTCAACACCTTCTCCTTGATTTCCGCGAAGTCTTTCCGCGAACGCACCGCCCCCCGCGCAATCGACTTGGCCCGGCGCATCACCACGGCGTTGCCGTTCACGCCTATTTCGGCGTATCCGTCTATCTCGCGCATGACCATCGCCGCCTTCATGGCCTCCGCGTTGTTGGCGAACGCCAGCCGCACCATGGAGCAATGGCCAATCTGGATCAGCGCCCATTTGCGAAGCGCCTCCGGGCTTGGATACTCCGCCGCGAGCGCTTCCGGGAGATTGTCCCAGGCGTTCTTGATGCAGGCGAACAGGTGCCGGTGCGTCTCGCTGGACCGATGCTCGACCGGAGCCCATGTCAGCGTTTCGCCGATCACAAGCTCCTTGTCGCATCGGCCCTTGTGCGGCGAGCGGAACTCGCCACCGCCCATGTATTGCATTGGGAACATCATGGCCATGGCCTAGAATGGAATATCATCATCGAGCGCTGAAAGCTCGATATTGTTAGAGGGCTTCTTGTAGCTGGCGTCCACCAACTCGCGATATTCCGGCGACCCCTTGATGGTTTCCTTGAGTTTGTCGCTCAGGCCGTCGAGTATGGCATTGTCGAAGCCGTCCTTCTCCAGCGTGAAATAAATGGCCTTGTTGACCGGCTCAGGAGCCTGCATTCCCTTCGGCATGGCCGCGACCGACTTGATATTGGCGTAGGTGCTGCCGTCCTTCGTCTCATGCACGATTGACAGCATGCAAGCCTTGCCGATGATGTTTTTCACATTGAAGCGGTTCGGCCCCGAGAAGTCATCATCGGTGAATGACCGGCCCCGCCAGCTTTCCAGATCATGCCGAAGGTTAGCCTTCTCGGACATGCTCCAGGTGTAGCGCCGCCCGATGGTGAACGGCTGCCCGGCGTAGTCGCCTTCCGTCATCAGTTCGTTCGGCAGTTCCCAACTGATGAGAACCTTGCGCTGGTTCTTCTTGGCTCCCTTCCATTCCACGGTTTGGGTTCCAAGATCGATGAAGCGGTAGCAGATTGCGATATGGTTTCCGGCGGGTGGGGGAGTGAAGTTTCCGCCATCTGGCTTCGGAACAAACATGGTCATTCTCCTTTGGTTGCATTGATGAGGCCGCGCCGCCACCGCATGAACAGAGCGGCATTGTCGCGTAGGTGCTGATATTGCGCCGCGTTGCCATCGGCTTTCCATGCCTGTGCGGTGCGCATGAGGCCGCGAACGCTGTGAAAGATGGCGCTGGCGCGGAATTGGATTGATTGGATTTCTTCGGCGTTTGGCATTGTCGTTTCCCTGAGTGACGGCTGCGACTTACTGAGGGCCGCAGCCGTCTATGGTATTGCCTCTAAACTCTAACCGTCTTTCCTCTGTTGGCCGCCGTCCAAAGCCGCAGCGGCGTCGGCATTCAAACTATTGATCCGGCGATAAATCTGCCCCAGATCATCGGCGGCGCGATTACATGCGGCCCAAAGAGCAGCAAGCCATGCGTCCCGTTCGGTGAAATAGTACCGGGCTTGAGTTTGGCTCCGGCTTATTGACCATCCCGCAATCAAACCCCGTTCAACTGTTGTGCCGCGCTGGAGGTAAAACTCACCAACAGGCCTTGGATCTGGTCCCATGTATCTGCCGTAGCCGCCGATGATGAACGCGGGTTTGGGTTCTGCATCTCGTGGCCACGACAAAGCCGCTTCGCGCTCCAGCCTGTGAATGTCCTCGGTTATCGAGGTTTTCACCCACAGCGGCATATTCGCGTCAGACCAATGCTTTTTCATGACATCAGCATCGCCAGCGGGACGCCGACGAAGATGGCGGCGCAACAAACGAACTCGGCAAAGCCCCAGGCGGGCGTCATCTTGGCAGCCATCACCGCCTCCCGGCGTCAGTCGTTGCGAACGTCGCGGGCCTGTCATCCTCGCTGACCATTGTGACGGCTGGCGCTGGCGGATCGGCGGCAATCGGCGTCAACGTGTAGCCGAGAGCATTGGCTGCATCGCGGAGATAATCCATTGCCCTCGGTTCCCACCCGGCTGGATCGCCAGCCCACGCCATTGCAAAATATTTCCCGGCTTGGTGGCAGCACTGTAATGCTCGAAGCATCCCGTCTTTGTTGGGATGTGTCATCTGCAAAAATCCTCCATTGGTCCCTGGTTCATGCCGTTGTCGGAGTAGCGGATTTCATCCTCCGCCCCGCGCTTTTCGGTGTAATAACCGACGAGCCGAGCCGCCAGACGATAATCCTCTCCGGTCCATTCCGTGCGGCCACTGTGGACCATGTTGGCCTTCACCGTGGCCATTGCTCGCCGGTGGGCGGCGTCGAAACTGATCGGCATGTTCACTTATCCCGTTGTTGACGCCAGCATTGCACGAAACGAAACGGCTGGCAACAATTATTTTGCATCGCGTGAAAAATCGCTTGACGCCTACCCCGGCTTGTGCAAGTTTGCGGCCATGGCAAAGCACCCCCTCACAGCATACCGCAAGAAGAACGGCCTCTCCATCCCGGACCTGGCCAAAGCCACCGGCGCAAGCCCCGTGACCATATGGCGCTGGGAGACTGGCCGCGTAGCCATCCCAGGCGGGCGGTTGCTCGATGTGGAGCGGATCACCGGCATATCGAGGGCGAAGTTGCGCCCCGATCTTTACGCGGTTCGCAGATGAGCGGCCCGCCGGGATATTCATTGCCGGGGAGTGGAATGTTTCCGCCCCATCGGCAACCGCCGGAGCCGGAGCCGTCATGGCCGAATTGGGCCGTTGTGGCGATGATCATATTCCTGCTTTTCGTGACGTTCCAATGATCCCCGGCGCGGTTCCTCCCTGTTGCGCGCCGGACTAGGGGCCGGGTGTGTTGCACGCCCACACTCGGCCCCGCTTTTTGAAAGGTGACACATGGCAACTAAACGCAGCTATCCCGAGGCCCGCCTGCAACAGGCCGTTGTTCAGCACCTACGGCTGGCGGCATGGTCTGACGTGGTGTTCTTCCACCCCGCGAACGAAGGGCGGCGCTCGCTCAAGACGGGGGCCTACCTGAAATCGCTTGGCATGCTGCCGGGCGTGGCTGACCTTGTGATATGCCATGAGGGGCGGACGTACTTTCTGGAGTTGAAATCGCCGCGCGGCAGGATGAGCGCGTCTCAACTGGCGTTTGAGGAGGCCATTTACGATGCTGGCTTCGATTACGACGTGGCCGACGATATCTACGAAGCGGTCGACATTCTGGAAACCTGGGGCGTCATCAAAAGGACGGTGAGGACATGAGCGATTATCAGCGGTTTCTCGCCACCAAGGCCCCCCGCGCAATGTCCAGCGGGTTTGACCCATCGCCATTGCCAGATCACCTGTTCGATTTCCAGAAGGCTTGCGTGGCATTCGCAATCCAACAGGGCAGGACGGGCCTGTATCTTGACACTGGCCTTGGCAAGACGCGATGCCAGCTTGAATGGGCGGCGCAGTGTGCGGAACGGTCCAACGGCAAGGCGCTGATTCTGACACCATTGGCTGTGGCCAGGCAGATTGAACGCGAGGCCAAGGCGCTTGGATACGAGGCTCGCGTGGTGCGCGATCAATCCGAGGTCCGCGACGGTATCAACATTTGCAATTATGACCGGATCGACAAACTGGACGCCGACGCCTTCGGGGCTGTTTCGCTCGATGAGGCCAGCATTCTCAAGTCTTTCGGCGGCAAGACGGCTCAGTCGCTCATAGACCTGTTCGGGACGCATCGGTTCCGCATGTGCGCCACCGCAACCCCGGCCCCGAATGACCATATGGAGCTTGGCCAGCAGGCGGATTTCCTGGGCATCATGCCAGCCAATGAAATGCTCATGCGGTGGTTCATCAATGACACCGCAGAAGCCTCGCAGCAATGGCGGCTCAAAAAACACGCCGAACAGGATTTTTGGGATTGGATGGCATCGTGGGCGCGGATGGCCCAAAGCCCCGAGGACTTGGGGTTTGACGGTTCGCGATATCAGTTGCCACCGCTCAACGTCATCCGGCACAAGACTATCGGGACGACTGTCAAGCCGATGGACGGTTCGCTATTCGTGATGGAAATGAGCGCCACAAATATGCACGATATCAAGCGCCAGACATCCGGCGCACGGGCCGACTTGATCGCCGAGTGCGCCGACAATGGCGAGCCGTTCATTGCATGGTGCGATACCGACTACGAGGCCGACGCGCTCAAGGCCAGGATCAAGGACGCGGTGGACGTGCGCGGTTCCATGCCTATCGAGAAGAAGGAGGAAAACCTTGAGGCCTTCTCTCTCGGGCAAGCCCGCGTCATCATCACCAAGCCGTCTGTGGCGGGCTATGGCCTCAATTGGCAGCACTGTCACAACATGGGCTTTGCCGGGCGCTCATTCAGCTATGAGGCGTGGTATCAGGCCGTCCGCCGTGCGTGGCGGTTTGGCCAGACCAAGCCCGTCAACGTGCATATCGCGGTGGCGGAAGGTGAGGACCAGATCGGGCGCGTGATCGACCGCAAGGCCGATGACCATGCCCGGATGAAAGCCGCGATGACCATAGCGATGCAGCGCAACGCCGGGCGTGGCGAAGCGAAAAAGATTGCATACAATCCAACTCACAAGGGAGAAACACCATCATGGCTGCAATCGAGTGTCTGAACGCTGAATACGGCAAGAACTACGCGGCATATCACGGCGATTGCGTTTCAGTGGTGAGCCAACTGCCGGATGCGTCCATCGGCTTTTCGGTCTACTCGCCTCCGTTCGGCGACCTGTTCATCTATTCGGACAGCGAGTTGGACATGGGCAATTCGTCCAGCGATGGCCAGTTTTTCGAGCATTACAAATACATAATCAAGGAAATGGCCCGCGTCACCAAGCCCGGCAGGCTGACGGCGGTTCATTGCTCTGACCTACCGTTTCGCAAGTGGAAAGACGGCAAGATCGGCATCAAGGATTTCTCCGGCGACATTATCCGGGCGCATGAGGCGCATGGGTGGACGCTGCATTGCCGCGTGACCATCTGGAAATGCCCGGTTGTGGAAATGACCCGCACCAAGGCGCTAGGGCTTCTCTACAAACAACTGCAGAAGGACAGCACCAAGAGCAGGACCGGCATGGCGGATTACTTGCTTGTGTTCCGCAACGAGGGCGAAAACGCCGAACCAGTGGGCCACAAGCCCGCCGAGTTCCCGGTTGACCAGTGGCAGAAATGGGCCAGCCCGGTCTGGATGGATATCAACCAGACCAATACGCTCAACGTGCGGATGGCGAAGGAAGCCAAGGACGAGAAACACCTTTGCCCGCTGCAACTGGACTTGATCGAACGGGCCGTCATCATGTGGAGCAACCCCGGCGACGTGGTTCTAAGCCCATTCATGGGCATCGGTTCCGAGGGTTACATCGCCACGAAACTCAAGCGCAAGTTCATCGGGACGGAACTGAAGGAAAGCTACTGGCGGCATGCTTGCAGGCACCTTGCCGAGGTCGAGGCTCAGCCCGCCGACCTGTTCGAGGCCGTTGCATGACCTACCCATGGCGGCAGGACGCCATAGACTGCTATCACCTGGCGCTGCGGATGATTGCGCTGCGGCTTGGCTCGCGCCGGTTCGAGACGCTGCCGGAGCTTTATTTCGTCGAGTTGAACGGAGGCATTCCATGATCCGCACCTGCGAGACATGCAAGCATCACCGCATCCGTGAAATGGATGTGTCACATGGCGCTGACATTGAGATATGGAAGCATCGTTGCTTCAAATTCGCCAAGTTCCCCGGCGATCCCGACGTCATCGGCTGGGGCTGCATTGCCGAGACTGCGGAAGGTCCCCAGGGCTGGCCAGAGCGGTGTGGGCCGGAGCGCAAGAACTGGGAGCCGCGTGATGGCGCACTATAGCAAGTTCCCATGGACGGCCGCCGCTCTTGCCCGGCTGTGCGAGCTTCACGCCACTGGGCTGTCTTTCGAACTGATTTCCCGCGACCTTGGCTGCACCCGGAACGCCGCCATCGGCAAATTCCACCGACTTGGCGTCAAGTCTGGCATCCGGCCCCCTCCCAAGCCCAAGCCTGTTGGCGAAAAGCGCCTGCGCGGCAAGCCGTCTACGCCGCCCCTCAATGGCATCCTGTCGCTCCGGGGCATGTCCCCCCGCCGGTTGATTAAACCCGCCCCATCGGCCCCCGTAGGCGTTCCTGCGGGCATCCTGGACGTGACCGGCTGCAAGTACGCCGTGGCGGAGGACGCCAAGACGCCGGGCGGGTTCAAGTTTTGCAATTCGCCCACCGCCGATGACCGGCCATGGTGTGAGCATCATCACGCGATCGTGACGCAACCGGCGTGGGGCAAATTCGCCATGAAACGGCTGGGGCCATGACCTACATTCCCCACAATGCCGAGCGCGAACGCCAGCAAAAGCACTATGCCGCCGTGAAGGCGCGTCTCTACGCCGGGGCCATCCGGCCCGTGCCGCTGGTACTGTTGCCGCCCAAGCCGGTCAAGCGCGACTGGCTGCACCTCGCAAGCCCTGGCTCCCGGCCATCGTGGCCCCCGTGCCGCCTTGACGACAAGACGCCGAAGCTTGAGGACGTGCTACAGGCCGTTTGCAGGGTTTGGGGCTTCTCGCGGGTGGCGCTTGTCAGTGCCCGGCGCGGGACCGTCATGGTCGAGGCCCGGCACGTCTACTATTGGTCCGCCCACGCCTATACGGGCGCGAGCTATCCGCAGATTGCCACGCATTGCGGGGGCCGGGATCATACCACGGCGATCAACGGCGTTCGGCGTGTCGAGGCGCGGCTACTCCACTTCGCGCCGATGATCGAGAAGGTGAAGGCTGAGCTGGGGATTACGGAGTTGACGGTTGGTGCGACATACCGTCACGTCGATATGACGGACAATCCGGCAAATCGGCGTATTGAAACCGGCGCAATAGAGGGGCAAGGTGCGTAAACGAAAGCCCCCCAGGAGGGCAACTTCCTGGGGGGCCTATTCCAAGTGGTGGGTTACAAGACCGCTGCGCTTGGACCGTACAGACGATGTACGGCGTGATTACAGTGGGGCGCTGGCAAAGTCAAGTCTTGGTCCGAATTCTCCGAGAGACGCCAGCCGAGGCCGATACAGGGGCCGCGTAAAGTAGGGAGAACTGTTTTGGGGGCCTGTTTCCCCTCAAAGCCCCGATGCGACGGCCCGGCTCCGCTGAGCAAGATCGCCAAGGGAATGGGAAAACCTCGCACTGTTCGCGGGGCATTCCCTTCCTTTGCCCGAAGCTCAAACCCTCACCGCTGAGCATAACCTTCCTTCCTTACCTTCAAGAGTATGTAGAACAAGCCTAAGGCCTCTTCTTTAGCCTACGTCAATAGCAGGAGCTTGATCGTGACGGATGAAACAGGAAAAGAACTATCGGCCCTGGCCAAGGCGATGAAGGCCATGGCGGCGGACGTGAAGGAAATCAGGGCCATGCTCAAGGCTGGCCAACCCGAGCAACTCAGCATGGAGAACCAGTTGAGGCGGGCGGCGGATTGGTGGCATGATGAGCCCAGGCTGGCGGAAACCAAGGTTATTCGCGAACTCATGGAGGAGGGGTTCGATTTCTATGATGATATCCTACCGATGGTCAGGGCCTATGCCGGGCAGGCGACGGAGCGATACACCTGGAATTTCTTCGCGTCGGTCATCCGGGGCCATGAGCAGCAACGGCTGGCGAGCCGATACCAGATGAGCGAGGAACGCCGGAAAGAGCTGGCCAGCTACGTCTATGTTCCGGCAGGAAGCCTTGCGCGGGAGGCGTGGGACTTGTATTGTCGCCGGACGACGGGGTTATATGCACCAAGCGATGACAGGGGCGGATGGTATTTCCCGAGCGAGTTTCCCGAAATGCCGATGATGGGCTGAGATGACCACCTTCTACCTCATTCGAACCGAACGGCTCCATGAGGAGCGGGTTGCTAGCGACATACGTGCCATGGGCTATGAGGCGTGGGCACCGTTTGAGGTTCATGGCTACCGTGTCACCCGTAAATCGTCCGTCCACCGCCACCGCGAGCATCCGGTCATCCCTGGAGCGCTGTTTGCTGCCGTTCCCGAGACCTTCCACGGCGATTTGCAGCGGATCAGGTACTTTGACCGGATACAGCGGGATGTGGCCCTGGCGCCCGTCCAAATCCCCGCAATCCATATCCGGCGCTTTGCCGATACCCTGGCAGACTGGAACGAGCGCGAATTACGCCGCATCAGTGCCGGGAACCGGGGCAGGCCAGCCAAGCGGGCATGGGTCAAGCTCGAGCCGGGCAACGTAGCGAGCCTCATGGCGGCGCTATTCGGGGGCGATGCAAGCCCTTGACATGCCATGTGGCCATGGTAAACCTGCCGCTAGCGCAGTGCTGGAGAGATCGGCCATGTGCCCTCAGCGCGCGACGCGGCTTAGGCGGCGGAATGGGGAGATTTGCGGAAATTCACAGATGCCCGGGAGACTGGTGGATGGTGCTGGTTCCGGGGCCATGGTTCACCATCCTAAGCGCGGAAATCGCGTATCGTGACGGAGCGCTCTAGCGTCATGCGAGCTCGGGGGCTCGTTAAAATCCCCGGCAAATTCTGTTGCCCCTGGGGACTACCAAGATCGCGGCCCATGGCTTACGACATTCCCTCGTCACGGAGGGGTGAGCCTCCCTGGAAGGATGGCTGGCATGGGTCGCGATCTACTCCACCGGCGAGAATTATATGGATTACAAAGCATGAAAGACGCCCTACCAAGACCAAGGCAGGCCGACGTTATCAAATCATTTGAGGGCGTGTGGATCGGAGATTGTCCCGTAGGCGAACAACTCAAGCGTATTGAGCGCTTCGAACGCGATATGGCACGCCTCCGTGAGCGAGCCGACAAGGTCTTTTCCGAAAATCGCGGCCCATGGTTCTCAGCGCCCCTCGTAACGGAGGGGTGAGCCTCCCCGTAAGGATGGCTTAACATGGTCCGCGATCTACTCCACCGGCTCGCACCGCCGATAAATCGCCGTAGCAGCTAGCGCCACATAGACGGGGACCGGCTTCCGGCCCCCCTCATATGCGGCAAGCGAATTGCGGGAGATACCCAGCCGCAAGGCAAAAGCGGCTCGTGACAGCCGCTCCGCCTCGCGGATCATGGTAAGGGTGGCAGGCGTCATGCTTCCACCTTTGCCGAATAATACCGGGAAAACGTCCGTTCGGCGGCAGGCATGGCGTTGGGGAATGCGGCTCCAAATTCTGCCGGAAACGCCATGGCCACAATGGCCCACTCGCAATCTTCCTCAAAGGCATTCCCCTTGCCGTACCGATTGAGGCCCAGCATGCTTTCCGGCAGACCGGCCATGCGTTCGGGGCTCAAGATGATCCCTCCGTGTGACGCGGTTTCCACCTGCCATGCGCCGGGAATGATTTGCGTGGCCGATTGAATGGCCCCCCAAGGTGAGTACGTAGGACGGGGCGAATTGGCGTAGGTCATGGTCATTCCTCCCAATAAGCCGGAGTTGAGGTTTCGATATCGCCCATGGAAACCCATTTCGCGTCGGCAAAAAGTTTCTCAGCATAGGCCATGGCCGCTTTGCGTGACCGGAAAGTTCCGTGAGACTTGCAGGAACTGAGATTGCCTGCCTGTCCCGGTTCATAGAAGTATTCGTTGACCGAATATCCCCCCGCGTAGGCCCGGCAATCCTGTATGCCGAACCGATGGTCTGGCGAATAGGGATTTTCCATCAGCCATTCGTCATCCTCGACTTGTGGATTGGTGGAAGGCTCGAAAATCCAATTGAATTTAGTCATGGTAGTTCCTCCCTGTGTTGAGTTAAGCGGCGATCATGTCATGAAATTCAATGACCGTTTCCACATCGGCGATCTTGACCCTGCCGCCAAATGCGTCAGCGTGGATGATCCTGCGGCAAGCGAATTCGACCATTTCATCGTCGGCGTCGATGGCCATTTCCAGTAATTCGGCAGCCTTTTGAGCGATTGAGGTAGTCATCTGTCCGTACTCCCTGTTGAGTTAAACTCGCTTCACAAGCCAAAGGCCAGCAGCACCACCGCCGATGAAATGCTCGCGGCCTTCGCTGATAGCGTCCATCATGTCCTGCACCTCAGTTTCGTCCATGCCGTCCGTCACAAAGTCCTCCGTGTCGCCGGTCCATTCCAGCGCCTCACCGTGGCTTGAGTAGTCTACGCTGTAGAGGTTGATCGTGGTCATGTCCGTCTCCCTATGTTGATGCCCCCTATATGCACTCATTTGCGCGGTCTGTCAAGCCAATCCGTTGCCTGAATGTTCTGAAATGTGCAGATTTGTGGGAAATCATCCCCGATTTGTGCAAATAGCAATAATGTTGCTCAAATCGCCCATTCCGCGCAATAATGTTCCACGTGAAACGCCCCCTCTC